TGTAAATCCTGGTCCCAACGCCAACAGTGTCAGTAAGAGCAGTCCTAATCGCTGCAAGGATGCTCTCTCGCTTTGTAGTCATATCTAATCCTTCATCAGCATCACACGCATAATTTTACCGTCGTCAAGAAGCATTGGTTCTCGGACGGTGTAAGCGACCCCGTCTACTGTCATTGCGCTGCCTTGAGTGACAGATGAAAAATCAGAAGTTTTGACCACAACTGCGTAATCAGTGGTCAGGACAACTCCATCAGCAATAATTTCGTTAGGCGATTCAAAGTAGCCAACACTTGTTGTTGATCCTTGAACGACTGGAACCGTAAATCCAGGCGTATCAAAGAAAGCGTCTAAGTCTTCGGTGAACTCAAGTGCCATAAAAAAAGACCCCCGGATTACCGGGGGCTATGAAACAAATCAGCCGTACTTAGGAGAGGCAAGTCCAAGAACGCTAAGCGCACCTGCACCTGTTCCACCAGCGACTGTCACGACACATTTGATGAATCGCTTGGTCTCGTCGCTGTTAACAACAAGCTGCTCAACCAAAGCAGTATCTGCATCAGTCGTTGTGAATGCAGCGCCAGAAACGTCGGTATAAGTACCGTCAGTAGTGTCTGATTCAGTCAGCTTTACCGCATAGGTAACGCTGCCACCGCCTGCCTCGGCGTCGAGACTGAGAGCGATATCACCCTCGTAGTCCTCTAAGTCAACTGCAGAACCAGTCTTGGTTGCTGTAGTTACGTCATTCGCGATGAATGTGAGCAGAGTTGTGGCCCTGCGAGTGTTGCCGATGCTCATTCCTTAGTCCTCTTGCGAGTTGTGGTCTTGGGCTTGGGAGCCTTCTCTTCAGAAGGCGCTTCCTCTGCTGCAGGCTTAGCCTCACAAACTTCAACTTCTCCCTTGAACTCAACGGCTTTGCCGAGGTTGATCAAAGTTGCAGCTTGCTGGTATTCAACCTCCAAAATGGAGCCCGCCGAAACGGACTCCCCGGAGATCATTACCTGTCTCAGAATTTCAATCTTCATGAGTCAGAAACGATTGAACAAGTCACCTGCTATCAGGTGCCAAGGCAAAATGCGCCAGCTTGCTTGACTGCAATGTCAAGATCCTGCAGGGCAATAATCCGAACGGTTCCAGCAGTTGCGCCAGCGAAAGGATCAACCGTCAGGTCGAGGCCAG